CATGTACACGTCGCCATTCGTCGGCATGGCACCAACGGCCGCACCCACGGGCCACGTTTGGAAGCCGAGCGGGATGCGGCGCGGCGCCTTCGTGCCGCTCGCCGTGGCTTCGGCCGTCGCCATCGACACAGCCGTGTGCCCGTAGGCAAGCGACCACGCGAGCGTTGTCGCCGTCGTCGCCACAGCCGCGCCGAGGTTGGCCGCGCTGATCTTGACGCCGCGAATCATGATCGTGCGGCCAGTGATGGCAGCCGTGCCGGCGGGGTTCTGGTAGCTGGTGACGATGCCGTCCGTGACAGCCGTGGCCGCAGCGTTGAACCGCGCTTGCCCGCCGAACCCCGTCACCAGCGCCGCCGTGTTGGACAGCGCAGCCGCAGCCGTGGGGTCGTTGCTGTTCGCATAGCTCGCCGTCGTGCCCATCGTGCCGCCCGACTGGCCTTGCGATGCGTGCTGCCCAGCCCCCGTCATCGCGTCCACCGGGTCAACGGTGTGCTGCACGTCGGCTTGGTCGAGGGCCACGAACGCCACGCGCAGCTGCTGGGCTAGCCCCGTCACGCCCGTGTTGTAGGTGCGGAACGTGATCGGCAGAGCACCAGCGCCAACGGGGCCGACGCCAGCCACGTCGGCGAAGCGCGCGACGAGGATGTCATCAATCCAGAAGTTGGCACCGGAGAGGTGCAGGTCGATGGCGAAGTTTCGCGTAGTGGCAGCGCCGATGCGCGTGCCGAAGTTGAGCGCCGCCGACTGCGACTCGCTGCCGTTGACGTTCAGGACGCAGCGCAGTTCGCCGGCAGCGTTCAGGCGGAAGAACGCGCCATCCGTCGGGGCCGTCGTGCCGGTGGCGAGGAGCAGTCCCCACTCCGTCACGTTGCTGGTCTGCGGAACGTTCGTGATCTGCGCCCTACACCGGAACGAGATTCCGCCCGAACCGCGCGTCGGGAACATGCGGTAGGACGTGACGCGGGCCACGGCGGCGTTGGCCGTGCTGCTGCCGCTGTTGAGCGTCAGGTAGCCGCTGCCCTGCACGACCGTCATCGTGGTCACGGGCGACGTGTAGAGCGCCGAGTTGATCGCCGCCGAGTTGAACCACTCGCTATGCAGGTTCTGGTCGATGCCGACGCGGACGCGGTAGTCCTCGGTCGCCTCGGGGGACTTGATGCTGCGCGTCCCCGTCACGTCGCCTGCGTCCTGCTCGACGAGGATGGCGGCATGCCCTGCGCGCGAGTCATCCATCGGCAGATTGACGAGGAGGTTGTTCTGCGCGTCGACTTCCGCCGTGTTGGTGCTCGGTCCCTGAATCAGCGTCACAGTAGCTCCCTCACTTCGTAGGCGATCGCGCGTAGGCCCATCACGAGCCAGGGGCACGACCAGTAGACAACTGCCTTCTCCGTCTCGGTCACGATGCCGGCATACGTCACCGGGTCGGCCGATGCCCTGTCGCCTGCGTCGCTGTTGGACAGCGTGCGAGGAATCTCGCTCACGATGACCATGCTTCCGACGGTCGCCGGGGTAAGGATCGTGATCTCGAACGAGCCTCCGGTGGATGGAGTCGAGCCAAGGTCGACTTCCAGCCAGTAGACGCCGCCGCCTCCACCGCCACCGCCGCCGATGACGGCGCCGATTTCCGTGAGCGTCGCCGACAGGATCTTGCCGCCATCGAGCACCGCGACCGTGCTGGAGCCCGACAGCGTGCCGGACGTGTTGCCCGCTGGATCGACGACACCCGGAGACAGGTTGTCCCGCACCACCGACGCCGTTTTCTGCGCCTGCTGGATCGCCACGCGCCGTTCACCGGCACGCTCGCGCGTCGGGTTAGCCGTTGGCCCGGAACTCCTCACGACGCACTCCGGCAGCAGTCGCACGCCCACAGTCGGACGCCGAGCCTATCGAAGCAGTCGAGCAGCGCGTTGACGCCGCACAGTTCGCAGTCGTTGTAGATCATCAGACTGTCGAGTAGCCGGTAAGTGCGTCCAACGCCGAGCCCGTGCCCATGGGCGTTTGGCCAAGATCCTTCGCCGTAGCGGCCTGCTGCTGCGCCATGGCCAACTCGGCCTGCTGCGCTTGTGCCGCCGCCCGTGCATCCCGCAGCGCCTGCACCTGATCCTTGGACATGACCGCTTTCGCCGGCACGCCCAGGTTTGATGCGGAGTCGCGCAAGATCCAGTCGGTGTCGACGCCGTCCCAGATGGACGGGTCCGCCTTTGCTTGCGCCATGCCACCGACGAGCATCAGCCAGCGTTCCACCGCGTTGACGCTCACCGCCTTCTGCGCTTGGTAGAGCACCGACAGGAACTCGGGCGTGAAGTCGCGGCCTTGCAGCAGCTCCGGCGGGGGCGGGAGAGCACCGCCTTCCTGGAGGTAGTAGTAGATCAGTTCCAGCAGCGGCACCAACAGCTCGTCGTGCAGGTTCTGCATGACGGGGCCGAGCATCAGCATCTTTTCCTCGACACGCTGCGCCACCTCCGTGGCCGTCATCTTCGTGTCGACGCCGGCCATCGCCAGCATCTGGAACAGGTCTAGGAACAACATCTGCTGGATCTGAACGCGCACGTCCGCCATCGACGCACGCAGCCAGCTCGGGTCACTCGGTTGCTCGATCAGCCTGCGCACGCCACCGCTTGGCGTCGTCTGGTCGTAGTAGGTGATGCCGTTCGGCGACGTGTCCACGTCGTCGTTCTTCAACACCGTTGGCACCTGCACGGGCGGTTCCGCCTCACGCGCTATCGCCTTGCCCTCACTCAGCGTCTGCAACTGCAACTGGCGCACGAACGGAAGCGCCTCGCTCGCCGGGCTGTAGCCGTAGATGTCCTCGCCTTCGCGCTTCCAGCGGGGGGCCAGCACCGGGAAGTGGCGATACCCGCCTTCCTCCAGCAAGTCCGACTCATCCTGCCGACTGCCCGGTTCGTAGTAGTAGCTCGCCCACGGCATGTCCAACGCCAGCGGAGACGACATGGAGCGACGGCTGCGCGGCTCAATGGCGTGCACCACCTTGCGCCAGCCGTCCCACTCGCCACGGGCGTAGGCATCTTTGATCTGCTGCGAACAGGTGTCCGGCCACCGCTCGACGATCTGGGCAATCGTCATCCAGATTTCGCGGTAGCACGCATTGACCTTGCCCTTGCTGTCCTGGCCGAGCCAGTAGCTACCCGTGACCATCGGGTGCAGGTGAATGACGTTGTCGAAGTCCGGCAACGCCAGCGCGGCCCCGGTCCCGAACACCACAAGCTCCCGGTAGATGTGCGGCAGCACCCGGTACGTGTTCGACTTCTGCAACGCCCGCCGCTGAATCGCGGTCACTTCGTCCAGGTAGCGTTGAACGTCGCTTTCCTCCAGCGCCTCCTGGTCGTCCAGCGTGTTGCGGTGCCACTGACGCGCCGGGCTCGTCGTGTTCGACATGATGCCGGCGACACAGCGGTTCACCGCCAGCTGCCCGGTGGCATCGTAGACGGCCTCTTGCCGCGTCCCTGCCTTGCCACTGGCAGGGTCCGCATCCACATTGATCCGCGCGCCGCTCGGGAACTGTTCCTCCAACTCCACCCACATCGACTCGTGCCGGGTGCGGTTGGCCTTGAGACCAGCAAGGCGCCGGTCCAGCCAATCTCGACGACGGGTAGGCGTGCCGACGGCGGCGACCATCAGCCCCCCAGCGCCGAGCTACGGCCAAGGCGGAGGCGGTTGAGAGCGACGCCAGCGGGACCGGACAGCATCGAGCTGATGCCCATGCCGCGCTCGCCAGCGAGAAGGGCGGACACGTCGGCTGGACGGCGCGCGGCCCTCCGTTGCGCCTCGGCCGCCTGCCTCTCCTGGCGAAGTGCAGCGTCCTCGGCCGTCTGCTGCGCATCGGCTTGCATGGCCAACCCGCGCTTCTGCGCTCGGTTGCCACGCTCCCCTTGAACCACGCCGTACACCAGCCCGGCCGCCGCAATCGCCGCTTGAACGTAGCCCATCAGGTCAACGCCTCCTCGTACGTGTGCTCGACCAGCCGAACCGCCCCGCGATTCGCGAGACGGGCCAGCAGCCGGTCAAACTGGGTGTCATGGCCCGCGCCCCACAGCAGCACTTCGGCCCCCTCCGCCCGCGCCGCATCCGCAAGGCACGCGCGCAGCTGCCGCCACAGGCCGAACGACCGCGCGACGGGATGCACGTAGCACCACGTGACCACGCACAGTTGCCGGCGATCGTGGGGCGACACCGCCAGCGTGCCGACCGCGTAGCCAACTAGCCGCAAGTCATCCCACACGGCCAGGGAGAACGCACCGCCAGCGACCTCGGCCGCTTCCATCGCGCGCCAGTCGGGGTCGGCATGATCGAGCCCAAAGACCTCGGCGTAGTGCGCCCGCGTCAACCCGTGCTCGTTCGCACGGATCTGCGCGATGCTGCTGCGGCGGATGGAATACGGCGGCACCGTAGCAGGCTAGCAGTTGCGGTGCGCCGTAGCAAGCGGGCGGAATCTGCGGCCTGGAAACGATCGCGGCCCGGCGAGTTGCTACCTCGTCGAGCCGCTTGGTGTGCCGAACCAGATGAAGGAACGACAGAACCACAGTAGCCCGGATTCCGTCCGGCGTCAACGCTTGGCGGGGCGGAACGGATTGAAGCCGTCGCGCGACTTCCGTTGCGGCCGCAGCGGCAGGTCTTCAAACGTCACCTTGCTTACCGGGGCCGCGAACGTCAGGGCCAGGGCATCGGCGATGTCCGGGGACGCGCCACCCTTCAACCGCGCCTTGATGTCGTCTTTCGACTCCAGCACCTTACGGCCTGCCGAGTCGAACCAGTAGGTGGGCGTGGCCAGCTCAGTCTTGAGGTGCACGTCGTTCGGGATCGCGCCGCCGCCCCGTAGCCAAGTCGCCATCTCGCACCACATCTCGCTGCGCCGCTTGTCGAACAGGTGCGACGCCAGCGCCTTGCCACCGAACGGCACTTCGATGATGCGGCCGTGGCCCAACTGGCGAAGACGGTCTATTACGCCGCTTCCCGACCCGGCGTCGACGAACACAGCGTCGGGACTGTGCGCGACCATCTGGCTGGCCACGATGTCCGCCAGCTTCATGTTGTCGACCCCCCTGTGGACGATCGGCGGGAAGGCGACAAGGCCCCGGCGCATGATGATGACGGACCTGTCATCCCCGAACCGGGCAGGATCGACGCCTAGCACCGTAGCCGCATGGGCAACGTCGCGCTCCGTGTAGCTGCGGCGGGCAGCGTCCTCGACTTCCTGGAGCGACAGCAGCTGGTCGACGCCACCGGCCGAGAAGTCGCACAGGTATTCGCGTGCGAACGACCCCTCCGGCATGTCGGCGCGAAGGCGAGCAACTTCGACCGGGTCGATCGCTTCCGTGTCGTCGACCGTGTAGCGCGCGGCGTTCCAGTCTGCTTTGCCCGATGCGCCGAAGTACAGCTCCGAGAACAGGTTGATCCCGTTCGGAGTGCCGATGAACATGGCCCAGCCGAGCCGGTCAGACAGCGCGGGTTGAAGGATGTCGGTCCATACCTCCGGTTTGATCTGCGCGACTTCGTCGATGACCACGCCGTCCAGGCGCACGCCACGCAAAGCGTCCGGGTTGTCCGCGCCCCACAGCTTGATGGTCGCCCCGTTGTGGGCGAACACGACCGCCAAGTCGGCTTCCCGGATGTCGACGGCCGAGCGGCGGCGCAGCGGCTCAACCTTGGCTTTGAGGCGAGCCCAGGCAATGCCGCGAGCTTGGCTTAGGAACGGCGCGAGGTAAGCGAACAGCGGCAGCGGGTGGCTGCACTTCAGCGCCTTGTCGACCAGCTCCGCCAACGCCATCTCGGTTTTCCCGGCACGGCGATGGATCGCGTAGACGCTGAAACGGCGGCGCTTCCTGTGACACTCCGCTTGCCACTTGCGCGGCCGGTAGTCGATCACGATGCGGTC